CCCGGTGTTAATTACTAAGGTGTCGGGTATACCGGGGCGTAAGGATACTGACAAATAACAAGGAATGCATAAGGCAAATTCCAAGTCAATAAAAATGGGATTAAGTGGTGACGACGGTACAAGGTGGGAGTCCGACGAGACAGCCAAAAGAAAAATCATCAGCACAAGCCGCATAAACACGGAAAGAATGTGGTTCGCCGTTGGCAGAGCGAAGGTAAACGTTGGTGGAAGGTACGTTTCCTTGCAGCTGGGCGGTAGCTAATTTGTCGATGACGTTTGAATTGTTGGATGTGTAAAGGGTCGAAGAACCGTCGATGGTAGGGTAAATATGTTGCATGCCGTAACAAGGAACGGTGAACTCAGTGGTCCCTTCCTGGACAGGTTGGGTCATGGTAGAGACTGCGCGATAACCATTGAACCCGGGGTTAGGGGTAAATTCAACATAAGTTTCGGTGTTCAGGCGTCCATAAGACACTGGCTGTTCGATGTATGGGCTGACGTCGCGATTAATCCGGAGTGATATGGAAGAAACGTCTGGGCGGTTAGTATAATCGTGGACGAACTTGAAGCGGCGACCGCCTCGATAAAAGGCGTAAAAGTAGCCGAAATAATCAAAATAAGAAGTAGCAACAATATAAGCTCTGTGCGGAGTTGAAACAACAAGAGAACCACGTTGTAAAAGCCAAGGTTGGATAAAAAAGTACTTGTTCAACTTTTGGTCGAAGACATCTGCTTGTATGAAATGCTTAACGACGGACCGAATAGAAGCGGTGCGTTCACCATGACAAAGCATGTGAGCATCTTTCGCGTAAGAATCGGAAGGACCGTACTCAGCAGAATTAAAATTGTGATTGTCAGACTCGGTTCCAATTTGGGCAGTGGGCAACTGGTCCACTTCCATTTCTTCTTCATCAATGGTGTTGTAAAGTGGAAGAAAATTGGGACGATTTGTGGGAGGAAGTTGCTCGACTATATCGTCCATCACAGCATGGCGGGCGACAGCAAATCCAGTGGTGGAATCCTGGTTCGCGTCGGGGATACGAAAAGCGATGTTGTTTGCTGTGACGGGCACGGAAAAACAAAAATCGGGAGCGCCATTCATTTCCATAAGGATCTGAATGGTTGTAGGACAATTAGGCGCAGCACGAAGTTGTTCATAAACGGAAATCTGAAGGTAACCGTTGGAACAATCGTTAAGGAGACCAAGTGCAGCTCCGTCAATTGGATTACAACGTCGAAAAGGTCGAGTGTGGGCATACGGGACTGTATAAGTAAAACCAGAAGTGGAACGCATATCGATGATGGAAGAATGAGAGTGATTGGGATCAAGCGCACCGTTCGCAGATATGGCCCCTGGAATCCAGGAAACACGAAGGCGACCAGAATGTAATTTGGTCTTAATCACCTTAAAGGTAAAAGTGATGCCCCCGCGCCAATAAGCAAAAGCACGAGAAAGTGCGTAAAGATGGGTAGGGTTGCCTTGCTTGATCTGACGGTCAGTATCGACATAAACAAGATCTGCGATGGCTGCAGTAGGGCTGACATTAAAGGAAGCAATGACAGAACCAGCTGAGTCGGTAGTAGACCAATCGGCTTGCTTGACAAACTCAGGACGGGAGACGATATGTGCAATAGTCATCTCATCTTCCCGGGATCCAAACAGACCTGGCGGAGTATCCAACTCGGTGCCAACGGTGGAACCAAGATTGGTTCCATAATCGATCCCGTCAGTGTGTAAAAGATGGTTAACAAGACGAGGTCTAGTGATGGTGTTAGGTGATTGATCGGTGGGTTTGGACCACCCAAAAAGTGCGGCAAATGGACCAGCAGCTTCAGCAAGGGTAGCAACCGCCTTGGAGGCGGAAGCTATAACTCCCGTGATGCTAGCTTCTTTAAGTTCATTGCCTATCTGGGCGGTGGGAAGTTCATCGTCATTAGCTGTAAGCGGCTTGATGTTGTTAGCGGCCCTGAAAATAATAGGACCAGGGTTGACTGCTACAGGAGCGCGTGTGGGTATTGAAAGTTCTGGGTCGACCATAGAGGCAGTGAGCGTCCAAGAGACACCTTTGCCACTAATGTCGTTGAGGTTACCGTATGATGACACATACAAGGTCCCGAAAGAACCTTGACCGGTAACTAAGTTGTAGTAAGTGTGTGGAGAAATCATGTCCATGGTCAAAGAACATTCAGACTGCGTAGCGATGTCAAGTTGGACATTTGGGCAACCACTATGTCCTGTTTTAGTAGAAACTATAGCAACTGCTTTATTTCTAGAATATTGGGCATAAGGAATGTAAAACATCATAAGACGTCCGGCTTGAAAAGGTTCTGAATTGACTGTAAGTTGGAAACGAATTTTGCCGCGAAGTCCAAGAAAGCCTTGGACTTTTGCGCGAAAATCTGAAATGGTCAAAAAACGATCAGGCCAATCAGAAGAATGGATTATGACGTCTGAAGAGTCATTCCACAAGCCATAATCAATAACGTAAGGACGTTTGACAAAATCGAGAAGAGTGCTGTTTTCAGATGTAGAACATGTTGCAGAATCAAGAAGTCTGGTTAAGGAAGGTTTGTAGACGGGTTCAACAGGTCGAGAATCACCATCGGTGTTGTAAATGGTGGTATCGGAAACGAGAGTAGGAGTAATTAAAGAAAGGTCAGAGTCGGATGCAAGAGCAAAAGCGTTGTTAACTTGATTTTCAGATTTGGAAATTATAGGCGTAGCTAGTGAATGTTTTGACGCAAATGGACCACTAAATCCATGGGCGCGAGTCTGTTGTCCTAGATAGCGGCTGGGCTGCAGCCACCCCATCTTGAACAGTAACCTAAATAGGAAGGGTATAACCAATATCGGAGTCGGGGCATACTTTAGACAGACAGTTTTGACGTATGCGGGTGTTTAAACCTAACACATCAACATTGGCTTGAAAAAGGTTGAAACAAAAAGAACGGACAAAAAGTTAAAACATATTTAAAGGGAATATCCCGTGAGGGAGTTAACCGAATGTTCGAAATTATTAATAAAAAGCCACGGGGTTGTTGAGGTACTGAACGTACCCGCGGTTAGAGGGAAGACGGCGGGCAGTCGAAAAGTACGCTTCTTCGATCTTAGAAACTTTGTCGTTAAAAATGCCTTCACCATGCTGGGCTAGCTCAGTGTAGACACTCTGGACTTGTTGAAATTCAAGGTCGAGTTGGTCAGTAGTACGGGATTTCGAAGTATAATTCAAAATAGACATTAAATGGTCAAGTGGAAGTGGTGCAAACTGTCGGTTGAACTGATAATCGTAACGAAAAGAACGTTTGATGAATGTTACTTCATCAATGGTGCGGGTCGTAAGTTCTCTTCCGGATTTAGATTCATCAGTATAAGTCATTCCAAGTTCAGCGAGAGCACGTGTAATAGTTCCCTGGTGGAACCAAGGAGAAACAACGGGCGACACATTGATCACATTATCATCACCATACGAAATCATGGTAACGTGTTGTACAAAATGTGATATATCGTACCCAGACGGACATAAAAGTAAAAAGGCAGTACGAATAATAATCGAATTGTAAAGACAGTTAAGGATTGAAGTGATGGGACACCCGGACGGCTGGGAATGAGTCCATTGGTAAAGAACCCCACGCACAAGGTGCGTGGAATGGACAATACAACAAAACAACGCAATACGGGTGAGAGTGTGTTCGTCATTATACCAATCGTTGATGATGTCAAGAACTGACCATAAAACGTAAGAAAGAAGAGTGCCGTCGAAATTTGAATAATCTCCGGCGACGACTTCTCTCCCACGACTCTGAAGTTGACGGTACAACTGATTCCATTCGTGGCTGTAAGGATTGATACCTACAGCACATTCATTATGGACTCGGTTCTCCATCATCCAAGCTGTGAACGACAGGAAATACATTCGGAAGGCAATAGTAAAATGTTGGGGTCCTATGGCAAAAGCACGAGTTTTTCCTGCCTCGACGCGGTCGTGAGGCCGGAGTTCGTCTTTCAACGTATCCAGCCACACCACGCGTGGTACAATGCCCTGTTTACAACTTTCAATAAGGGCGTAGGTTTCAGCTTGAAGCTTTTCGGGTAAAATTCCATCGAAGACGTAGTCAGAATCACCTAAATAGGCGGTCTTTCCACGCTTACGATTCGTAAGACACCACGGGTAACCTGGCGAAGTCGTCCTATTGATTGGAGCCAACAAGGGATCGTCAGGAACACCCGTAACAGCTGTACAGAAGTCGTAAACAATAGGAGTACGTTTAATCGGGGATTCGAGAAGAAGACGGTAAAGGTCTTTTTGGGCGATGTCCACCTGCTCATAAGAAATAGCTGGTGTGACACCAGCAGCTTTGAGCAAAGCTTTTGGAAGTGGATCAACAATTTCATCGTTCTTATCCATGAAAGGCCCCAAATGGGCAGGTGCGTTTGGTACGGAACCAAATCTCCCGTAAACAGAAGAACGCATGATGGTCGTTCGCCGATTCTCAGAAACAGGCGCAAGATTTACTATGGGGGTAAAATGAGAATCCAAAATAAAATCTTGGACTGGTTCAATTCGTTCCGTGGTGTAAACTTGAGCATTAACAAACTTGGCAAGAGTGGCTTCAAGATCATCGCGATCAATCGCACTGGAATAATTAGTGGTCGTAATGCCGTCAGAAGATCCAGCGACATGCATTCCTATACAACGACCAGCAAGTAATGGGGAAGCCGCAACGAGCAGTTTTCCACAATCACCAGTTTTTGTAGGGAAGGAATATACATAAGAACGAGCGATTGATGTGACAGAAGTCGTTCCTGTCAAAGATGGAAGAGTATATTTCTGATCGGCTTGAGCCTGAATTTCTCCAGAGGAAGTGTCGTTAGTGATAATATTCTTGTTAGCAGAAGTTCCAATAAGCGAAGCGGTAGTCCGCGTAATCTTATGCACATCAGATTTGCTGCTGAAATGACTGAGAATATTTGTATGCGGATGTATGGTCTTGAAAAGGTTGACTATGGCGAAGTCTAGCTCTGGAACTGAATGAACCTCATTACAAAAAGCGTCGAGACGAATGTTGAAAGTTGCATTCTTAGGTGAAACAAGTGTGATTACTATTTTTTGAATGGTGTCAGAATCAAGTCCACGGAAAAAGCTAAGAAAATGAGAAGGAATAAGACACATAGTGCCACGAATGACAGTAAGTGTTCCCATTTTCTTGCGTTCACCCATATCTGTATAAAACATCTGGTACTGGTTATTAGCAATAATAGTACAGACGTCTGTGTGATTTTTGTCATGGAAGGCTTCAGAATGAGGAATTTTTGCAACCGGACGGAGTGAAGAAGCAGTTATGGGCCGTGAACAACTGTTATAAACTTCGGAATGACTTTCCCAGAAGTGTGAACAAGGAAAGTGATCACACTCACAAATTTTAACAGCTTGATAGTCCGTAGCGGCATGTGCCAACAATGCCATAGCCTCAGCCATGGGTGTGCCAGTAGCTTGGGCAGGTATCATGTGTTCTTTTTTTGTAAGAAGACCTGTAACGAACTGTTTAGTTCGCTTGAGGAAAGCTACAAGAATACCCACAAGACCCATAATTAGTACATAAAACGTGGTGCTAGCAGCAAGACGCTTGAAGACATCAATAACCCCACC